ATGCCAGAACCAGACCGCATCATCCGCCTCAAGACTGTCCTGCACCGCACAGGCCTCTCGCGCTCGACCGTCTATCGCAAGATCGCCGAAGGAACTTTCCCGCCGCAGATACCGATCAGCGTTCATGGCGCGGGCTGGAGCGAAGCCGAGGTCAACCGCTGGGTTGCCAATCCGCCTCGTTACCGGGTTGCCAAAGCCCCGAACAAGTTTGACTTCGATTAGGCTGGACCAGCCTCGCCGTGTTGCGGAGTTCATGCCGATCGGTTGAACGGCAAAACGGCCGCACCCTCGCGAAGCATGTCGAGATGGTCGCTCCACCATTGGTGCATAGCGACGCGTTCGTCCCAATAGCGCCCCGGTTGTAAACGCCGCGAATGCTGTTGGCGTCGGCATGGGCAAGTGACCGCTCGATGGCGTCCGGGGACCATTTGCCGCTTTCGTTGAGCAGGGTCGAGGCGGTGGTCCGCAGCCCGTGCGCCGTCACTTCGCCCACGGCATAACCCATCCGCCGGAATGACTGATTTACGGTGTTTTCGCTGAGCGGACGCCGCGACGTGTGGAACGCCGGAAAGACATAGCCGTCCGGCCCAGTCAGCGCGAACAACTCGTCCAGATAGGCCAGCACCTGCCGAGACAGGGGAACCTCATGGGGGCGGCGCATCTTCATGCGCTCTCGGGAATTTTCCAGACTGCTTTTTCGAGGTCGAACTCCGACCATTCCGCCATGCGCAATTCGCCGGGCCGCGCCATGACGTGGGGTGAAACCTGCATGGCCAAGCGCGTGATCGCATGGCCGGAATAGGCATCTATCGCGCGCAAAAGCTCGCCCATCTGTTTGGGATCAAGGATCGCCGCATGATGCTTGACCTTCGGCACGACCAGCGCCCCGCGCAGGATCGAGCTGGGATCGCTCTCGCCGCGCCCTGTGGCGACGGCATAGCGAAAGACACGCCCAGCAAAGGATCGGCAACGTCGGGCAGTTTCATGCTTGCCCTTCGCCTCGATCCGCTTGAGTGCGGCCAGCACGTCGATGGGCTTGAGGTCCGCCACTGGTCGTGCCGCGATGGGGTCCAATTGCTCCAGCAGCCAGTTGGCCTTCTGCGTCGTGGTATCTGCCTGGCCCTGGGCCACCTGCTTGTCGATATACTCCTTGGCGATCTCGCCAAAGGTGTTGGCGGCTTTGAACACGGCAACCAACTTCTCGTGCTTGCGTTCGGCCAGCGGATCGGTCCCGGCTTCCAACTGCCTGCGAGCATCGTCGCGACGCTTCCGCGCCTCGGCCAGCCCGACATCGGGATATCGGCCAAGTGCCAGTCGCTTCTGCTTACCCATGTAGCGGTATTTATAGCGCCACAGTTTCGATCCGTTCGGATGAACCTCCAGATAGAGGCCACGGTCATCCGTGTGCTGGGTCACTTTGTCGGTCGGACGGATGTTCCGGATTTGAAGATCTTTAAGCGCCAAGGTCGAGTCTCCTCATCAGTTCCGGGAAAGGAACAGCGAGGGCGGATCGGGGTCATGGGGCCATCAAATTTTGCGCGGGGCCATATCGCCCCTAGTATGGCACTTCATGGCCCCGGATTGCCTGAAATCGACTGACACTTTCCGGGATCGGTGAGGGCAAAAAATGGCAGATTTCTAACGTTTTGTCGACCCTTTCGGGATGTTGTGGGATTGAAAAATGGTGCCCAGAAGAGGCACGGTTCGAGTCCTCATTGCCAATCATGCTGAACGTAAGTCGCAGAAGTCTGCGGTTTCCCTCCTCATAGCAACGCATGATAGTGCTGGACAGCGCATCGAAAAAGGTGGAATGAAGGGTGGAATGAAAACCAACGCCCTCACCGCTCTGTCTGCAAAGAACCTACCAGTCGGCAAGCACGCTGATGGTCAGGGCTTGTGGCTTTGGAAGAGCGACAAGGCTCGGGGGAGCTGGGTATTGCGCTTGGTCATGCAAGGCAAGCGCAGGGAGATGGGCCTGGGTCGGTGGCCGGATGTGTCGATAGCGGAAGCGAGAGCCAAAGCATCGGACGCTAGGAAGGCTGTCAGGGACGCTGTGGACCCGCTGGAGGAACGTAGGCGGGCAAAAGTCCCCATCACTCACCTCACGGTCAAAAAGGCCGTTGAGGGCTGTTTTCAGGCCAAGCAGGCGGAACTCAAGGGCGATGGTAAGGCGGGGCGCTGGATGTCGCCAATGAACGTCCATGTCTTCCCGAAGATTGGGAAGCTCCCGATTGAGAAGCTGGACCAGCACGAATTGGTCAAACTCCTGGAACCGCTGTGGCATACGAAGCCGGAAGCGGCGCGCAAGATCATGAACCGGCTGAACCTCACGCTCCAGCACGCGTTGGCGCTCGGTCTCAATGTGGACCTGCAAGCCCCGCTCAAAGCTAAAGCGCTTCTCGGGAAGCGTCGCCATGTGACGGAGCATATTCCTTCTCTGCCGTATGCGGACGCGCCGAAGTTTTATCAGTGGCTCAAAGGTAAGTCCTCGCTCTCCACGCAAGCCCTGCGTTTCCTCATGCTTACCTGTACCCGCACCAGTGAAGTGCGGTTGGCGACGAGCGATGAGATTACGGACGGTGTGTGGGTCATCCCACCGGAACGGACAAAGACTGGCCGTGAGCATCGTGTCCCGCTTACGGCGGAAGCGTTGGCTGTGGTCGAAGGGAAGTCGGGTCTGCTCTTCCCTACTGCCACCGGCAAAGCGATGAGCGATATGGCGATGTCAAAGTTCATGCGGGAGAACGGCTACGAGGCGCGTCCCCACGGCTTGCGCGCCACCTTCCGTACCTGGGCTGAGGAATGCACTACGGCTGACCACGAGACGAAAGAGGCGTGTCTCGGCCATGCGGTCGATAGCGGTGTGGTGGGTGCCTATCAGCGAAGCGACCGGCTGGAAAAGCGGAAGGCATTGTTGGGTGAATGGGAAGCTTTCCTCGTTGGCCAGTAGGTCTCTGTTGCGTCGGACTCACGCACTCGGTACACGGAATGTTCTGCGGGTCGTGGTATTCGCTCCATAGCAATTGAGGTGAATATGAGCGAGCCGGTAGCAGCCGCGCAGCGTAAGCGCGAACCAACATCGACCGTCGGTCGGGGTAAATCAGTAACCCTGCATGAAGCACCGACTGAGGGTTCCTGGTCGGATGGTCTTTCGACGGTGAACCTGGGCAACAGTCTCGACTACTATGATAGTTGGGACACTCCCACCTGCATCGTTTCTGACGGCGCATATGGTGTGCTTGGCTTCGAAGGTGATACCTCGGACCATACGGGTATGCCTGAGTGGTACGAAGCGCACGTTGCTGCTTGGTCAGCTCGAGCTACACCACAAACGGCGCTGTGGTTCTGGAACTCTGAGATTGGTTGGGCGGCGGTTCACCCTGTGCTGGAGAAGCACGGTTGGCGGTATGTGAATGCCAACATCTGGGACAAGGGCATGGCGCATATCGCGGGCAACGTGAACACCGCAAAGATACGCCGCTTCCCTGTCGTGTCTGAGGTGTGTGTCCAGTACGTCAAAGAAGCGCGTATCGATGGCCAGCTACTCAAGCACTGGTTGCTGAAAGAGTGGAAGCGGACTGGTCTGCCGGTGCGAGAATCGAACAAGGCCTGTGGCGTCGCTGATGCCGCTACGCGCAAGTATCTGGACCAAGGTCACCTTTGGTACTGGATGCCGATTGAGATGTTCGTGAAGATGGTTGCCTATGCCAATGAGCATGGCCGTCCGGAAGGTCGCCCGTACTTCTCGCTCGATGGCGTGAAGCCGATGACCGGCGATGAGTGGGCGAAAACACGCACCACCTTCAACTGCCCCCATGGCGTGACAAACGTCTGGCAAAGGCCACCGCTCAAGGGACCGGAGCGCATCAAGACCAACGGCACCTCGGGCAAGGCTGTTCACCTCAACCAAAAGCCCTTGGACTTGATGACACGCATCATTGAAGCGTCCACTACGCCTGGTGGTGTTGTCTGGGAGCCGTTTGGTGGGCTGTTCTCTGCGTCAGTGGCGGCGCGGGAGCTGGGTATCAAATCCTTTGGCGCTGAACTGGACCCGACGTACTTCCACTATGGGGTGGACCGTCTCAAACAAGAAGCTCCTCTGCGTCTCCGTCTGTGATGTTGAGGCGCTGGCTGAGTACCTGCTTGATGTGCGCTTCGTCGGTCGAACGGAACAACCGCTCCCACTGACGAACGGTAAGGCCGTGAACCACGGTGTTGCCGACACGCGTCTTGAACGCCTCCAGCTCCGCGTGAACAATCCTGTCCATCTTCGCGTAATTGGTATCCAAGCGGTAATTGTAGCGATTAAGTAACTCGCGAAGCTGATGTTGATACTCGGGAGTCGGTTGGTACGTGCGTCCGCCTGCTCCCCATGAGCGCACGATACCCTCCGCTTCCGCTACCTGGGCAGGGTCGATGGTCTGGAGCTTGTAGCCGTTGGTGTTTGTCTGTTGGAGATTGCGGGTGCGAGCGGTCGTGTCCTCCGGCTCAAGCACCAGATAGTCGGGCGGGTTGTGATAGTGGTCATCGCGGGACTTGGCGACTGAGCCACCGGATACCACCACCACGTCGAGGATGTACGGCTTTCCGTAGATGATGTGTTCCGGGAGCCACGCCAGCATACAGACGTGGGTGTTGTCGTCGGTGAAGTGGTTCTGGCTGTCCTTGAAGCGGGCGGTGATTTCAGTCGCCAGCGGAAACCATGCCTTGATTTCGAATCCTGGCGTCGGGTCGATGCCGTCGAACACGGCGTCGGGAAAGCCTGGGTCTTGGCGACGCCAATTGCCGATGTTCTTGAAGTCCTCCTGGTCGTTGAGGAACTCCACCGTGTTGAACTCGATGAGGTTGCCGAGAAGGGGAGAGAGCTTCGATACCACCTTCGACAGATTGACCGCTGCGTCTGAGCTGATGGGCTTGGTGACGGTAAGGAGGTCGAATACGTGGCCTGACAGCTCGTGAAGATGCTCGGTAGCGACGGCGATAGCTTCGGCGGTGTTGGTAATCGGCACAAAAAATCCCCCTGTCAGGGGATCTTATTGCTGGATATTTTTGATTCTGAAAGCGGTTGAATCGTGAAAGTGTTTGGAAGTCAGGCTTGAGTTCCCAGGAACGGCAGGTTTTGGCGGACCTTACTTCTAAGGTTGGCTGTTGAAGCAAGGTCCTGCGCTGTCACCTCAGATGCTTCCTTCACTGATTGGTTCACGACTGGGGGCTTGAGTTCCACAGTGCCTTTCCGCTTGGCCCAGTTGAGAAGGGTGGCGTAGTGGCTGGAGTACCGCTTGTTCTGCGCGGCCATGTAGGTTGAGAGTTCTTCGATTAGTTGGTTGGTAGCCGAACGGCCATAGCGGGTTGCAAGCTTTTCGTACTCCTCAGCAGTGAGCTTCACGTTCTTCATTTCACCGAAAACCGACCGAGCGTCTTCCTTCTGTACTACTCTCTTCTCCTCTATACTCCTCTCCTCTGGTTGAACCGTTGTTAAACCATCGTTTAACACATACCGCTTGGAATCCGTCAAGCCGAGCATTTGCTTCTCTTGAACGTACTCAGTTGGTCGTAATCGGTTCTTGTCGAGGTAGTTGTTTGCGTTCCAGTCGGTAATAACTACCACCCCACTAGGAAAAGCAATCAAGAAGCCTTTCGCTATCAATACCTTTACATCGTCCTCATTTCCTCCGTGAATGCGAAGGACCTTTTTGTATGAAACAAAGCCTTCATCGTCCGCTTCCATGCCAAGTAGGAAGTACATCGCTTTAGATGTAAGACCCAAGTCCATGAACTTGTCGGTGTCGATGATAGCTCTATCGAACATCCTCTTCTGTGCCATATCGTTTAATCGTTAGGCTACACAAAACACTGGCAACCTTGCGAGTAACCAGTGTTTTGTGCGCAAGGTTTATAACGCGAGAAAACTCGCTCAAGCATTATACCAGCAAGCAAGCCGTTACTCCTGTGGACTAGCTGGGGATATCGTCACCTCAACCGTATCGAACTCATCCTTGCCGATTTTCTCAGCGGTGATACGGATGTCAGCCACGTACTTCGGTTCGTCGCCTGGAAGCACTCCTGCGGTCACCAGGCCGTCCTCCACCATCTTGAGCATATAGGCGTGGTTGCTGATATCGAGGCGACTGCCTTGCAAGCGGAAGTGGTAGTGCATGGCGACTGGGAAAGGTCCAGGCCACGGCTTTGTTGTTGGCGCGCAAATGACAGCCATGTGGTATTCCTCTTTATGGCCTTGCCGCTGTCGAAAGTGGATGCCCGCGTAAATCTTGTTGAGCGATACCTTCTCTGGAATTGGGATGGTGAACTTCACTCCACCAGTATCTCATGAAAATACGACAACCGCCTTGGGAGGCGGTTGAAAAAGGAGTGTTATGTAATTTTATTATGAGTAGCTTTACCTTTTGGGGTAGCTTGGCAGTGTCAGGACTGCCACTAAAATGATAGCACAAAGCCGCGTGTTCGCGCGCGGCCTTATACCCAACGTATCGTTATATACACGCAAGCGGTAGCCTCGCTTGCTCTCTCAGTGTACTAAAAAGCCAGCCTCATTGCGAGGCTGGGTAGTGGATAGGGTTTGGGTGTTGTGAGCGCCGTCTGTTCCGGCGTGCCAAGATCGTCACCCCCTCTCTATTTGCTGGTCGGTCGATAATGTACTGGCGGTCGCGTCATCACGCGCGTGTCACGTCTCATTCGGTCTTCCTCCTTTCATCTAAGAACAAAGTGAGCGGGTTGCTGTCGCCTGTCAGGAGCCGAAACATCCGGTCTCGGTTTCCGCAGTAAGGCGAGCAGTAGTACCGATGGTCTGGCCTGGGTGGCTTGGTGTAGGTCATGATGGCGAGGCACGTCTCGCATGTGACTTGATACATGAGAGCCTCCTGTGAGCTGTTCCTTTGCTATTATAGCGCAAAAGAAAACCGCCCTTGTGGGGCGGTCTCTTACTCTGGCTGGGCGTCTGGTTTTCGAGGGACTGGCGCTGAGTTGCTCTTTAGCTGGAAGAACTCGTACTTGTAGCCTCTCTCCACGAGGCTCTGATGGTACTTTAGCTCGGCGTCGTTCCTGATTTCGACCACCGTGATATGCCCGCCAGGGTCGTGTCGATGATACGTCATGTGTTTTTGAAGTGACATGACGTAAGTATATCTTACTCCAAAGTGAGGATGGAAAGCGCGATGAGTGTGATTCCAAACCCGACTTGGATATCGGTTGCTGGGTTGAGGATGAAGAGTGCGCCGAAGGCGAATGCAATGATGGCGGTGATACGTTTGATGATTTTCATAGTGGTTATTTGGTTAGATAGATTGATAGTGCCTCGGTCTCTGTGGTCGCTTCGATGACGCCTTTGTCGGTCACGAACCAGTACGCATCCTCCAGTTGGAAGCGCTGGAATCGCACGCCTAGCTCGTTAGTGACGTTCCTCTGAGTGAACTGGACCCCGCTTGTGAGGAAGCCCCAGCTCTCGCCGGTTTCCTCTACCACGAAGTAATCGACTGGAGCGATGCACCGCTCGCTGTGCTGCCAGTTGGCGTTGGAGCAAGCGATAGCGACGGTGAGGATGGTCGGTATCATACAGACTGACGGAGTATGTATTCCTTTAAAGCGCGAGCGAGAACTCCGTACGTGACATAATGTGCATCTTTACTAATCTTCAGCGAGCGTGTTACGGCAGTTAAGGTGATTTCTTCGTTGGCCCAAGCTAAAGCTAGTTCAATATGCTCATCTGTGATGGTGTGCTTTACAGCTTTGCGTCGGTTCTGAGCCTTAGCGTCTTCTAAGAGTGTCATGTGTTTAGGCGGTTACCGTCTCCACAATCTCGCGCATGACGCCATCGTCACCAAGCTCGTATCGGCGCACCGTCTTCTGGTGACTGGTGGCGCGATAGAAGGCGTGGCCCTTGCGGTATTCGACTTCGAGAAGGCCATCCTCGGCAAGCTCTCGCATACGTCGTCCAGCGTTCTGGGCGGTGTAGCTGGTCTTTTCAGTGACGAGCCGTTGCACGTCGCCGCTTGCTACGAAGCCAGCCTGATTGCGGATGTACTTGAGTATGCGGTCTTTGAGTGAAAGTTCGGTCATACATTGCGGTTACGGTTTCTGATAATGGTTGTGTGCAGCACCTCGCACCGCCCGCTACAGTAGTGCCGTTTCTCCTTGAGGTTCGGGTCGCCAATCTTTCGACGGCACCAAGCGCATTTGTAGAGGGGTTTGATGGTGGACATGGGGGTTAATAGCGTTCGCCTGCTACAAAAATCAGACATGACATTGTGAAGATACCGATGATGATGAGGCATTGCGGATAGGCTGGAACCTCGTTCACTATGGCGCACATGCAGTATCCAGCGATGAACCAGCAGAGCGATAAGAAGATTAAGTGTTTCATACCTCTATGCCCAGAGAAGCCCTCCTATCACCATCAGCACGATGGCAAAGGCGAGTACTCCGTTGGTTATATCGTTGGTAAGGTTGCGCGCTGGTTTGCGACGGCGCGCTGGGGTGATGATGTCGTGATGACGTAGTTCTGATGCTGTCATGGTGTTATTGATTGGTGCGTACGACTTTGTACACGAGCTGATAAAAGGTGTTGTAGTTTTTGATGCGTAGCCTGGTCATCACGTCCCTCTGAGTGACCATGCGTGGGTCACTCAGGTGGTCGGTGATGAGAGTACGCTGGGCCTTGGTGACAGGCTTGGCGGCTCTGCTCATAGGCTAGTCAACAGGTTGAGCTTCTTCCGCTTCGTAGACTGGCTCAGTTGGGTCCACTGGCTTGTTCTTCGGCGCGAATGGGTCACCGTTGTCGAAGAGTTCATTGAGGTCGAAGCCGAAGTCTCGGATTTCGTCCCACGCTTTGCCCCACTCTGCTGGCACCTCTGGTAGTGGGTTGGCCATGACGGTGTAAGTGGTGTCGAGCTTGTCGCCCTCGCGGTTGATGGTGAAGGTGTATCGCATCACTGGGTTGCCCCACTTCTTGTTCTGAGCGTAGGCGCGGATGTCGCCCTGGATACCCTTCTGGGTGATTTCGAGGATTTTCACTTTTCCGTCTGCAACGTCGATGACGGGGAATGCCCAGAAGTGCGAAACTTTGAAGCGTCCGTCGTCTTCAGCGCGTATGCCGGGCAAGAGTGCTGGGTTGGCTGGTTGCTCCTTGAGGCGTACTGGCTTGTTCTCAATATTCCAGTACTGGTAACCGATGACCGGCGATTGGAGTGGTAGAAACTCTGTCTCTCCCTTCTCGAACTTGAGGTACTTGCTGTCGCCCTTTGGTGCTTGATAATCGCTCTGAGGGTCGAATGGGTTGGGATTGCTCATAGAAAAAATTGTAGTGAATGATTTTATTAAGATGGGTCTTGTGCGTCCTGCCAGGCGATGCGACTGTTGATGTCGTCTTCGTATGGCTGGCGCGGTGGGTTGCCGTCCGCGTCGCCACCAGTCAGCACCGTCACTTTGTGCTGGCCGTCGCGAGTGGTGGAACTCCACGTCTCATGGTTGAGGATGGCGAGGCTGATAGCTCGCTCCTTGTCCTCGTCGCTCCAGTCGTATGCTCGTATCTCCGCAATGCGGGCTTCGAGGCTACCAGACGTGGTTGATGTCGAGGTACTCATGAGTGGGTTTGTTGATGAGGTCTTTTAGTTCTTGCACCTGGGCGAGTAGGAACTCTACTGCGGTGATGCGTGGTGGCTCTGGAGTGTATTGCTCAGCGTCCATCTCCACTAAATCTCGTTTGATGCTCATGGCTACATAAGCTAGCTACTAAGGTCACGTTGTGGGTGACACTTACAATTATACTTACAATTAAATTATACACAAGTAGGGGGACTGTGGACAACAAAAAAGCCCCACTAGTAAGGGCTTTTTTCGACTCATGAGACGTAGCAATCACACAAGGTCTCTGTGTCGGCTCCCACTGAGGCGGTCGCTCTTTTATTATTCCATGCTTTCGTCTGAGCGTAAAGCGAGGTTGGTGCCTTCAACGGTTCGGTGTGCCTTGCGGAACGTACCAACGAAGGCCAGCAAGATTGAAAGCGTCATGAGCGCATAGTACACAATTGACGTAGCAAGCTCGATGAGGTTGTTGAGTGTGTAGAGGAACGATGGCGAAACGAAGTCACAGAGATACCCTAGCTCGCATACCACCTTGAGAGTGGGGAGTAGCTGAGTGGTGTACACCGTGGCGAACATGAGGCCGAAGCCTTTGACCGTAAGTGAGGTGCGCTTTGGGTCTGCTGATGAGAGTACAAGGAAGCGCCACGCTTTTATGATGAGGTTTTTCATATCTATTGAATTATTTGATACATAAACGTCTTGTAGCCCTCGTTGCTCCAGCGTTTACTCCACGTCGCGAGGTTGTAGTTCTCCTTCCAATATCCATCGTTGCTGTCGTTCGACATGATCGTATCGCCACCACCAAGGATGCCAACGTGACCGTTCGGGACCTTCTTGCTCGAAGAGGTTCCAGTAGGTGAGATGATGATGGTGCCAGGCATCGGGACCGTTACCGCCTTGAAGCGAGGGTCGCTCTTGAGGCGCTCGTTTAGCGTCCAGGTGCCAGTGATGATGGGGAAGTCAGGAAGAACGTCGCGGATGATGACAGAGACGCTCTCAGCGCAACCCAGCTCGTCTGGTGCGATGTCTGAGGGCGAAGCGTCACGGCCAAGGTACGAGACAGCCACGGCGTACAGGGTCTTGCGCTTCTTGAGGCCGATGAGCTTGAGGAAGGCTGGGATGACCTGCTTGAGAATCGAGATTTGAGTGAGCTGGTTTTTGCGGGCTGGGTTGTAGTCGGCATAGTCGAGCGCCTTGAACGCCCCCTCCATCGTGCCGGTCTTGAGATGGATGTCGTGGGTGTCGTCCTCCCTATCCATGCCGTTTATGACGAGGTGCCGGATTTCATGGCAAAAGGTCTCGATGAATTGGACGTATTTGCGCTCCTTGGTCTTAGTCTTCTCGTCTGCCCAAAAGTACGCTTCCCCGATGAGGTCAGTGTCATCGATGGCGAGACCACGCTCTTCCGGTAGCACCTTCCACTTGGTTCGCTGTGCCTTGCTCATGTGGAGAACGACAAAGGCGTATCCGGCCTGTTTGGCGGGAGCTGAGATGCTGTTGAGCCATTCGCGGGTGATGCGTCCGTTATAAACCTGGGGAACGATGTCGCGGTACTCAACGTCGATTGAAAAGGTTGCGCCAATCATCTCGTTGATGATGTCAGTGGCTTTGGCGAGTAGGCGACGCTTAGAACGCCACTTCGGCATTGTCGGGTCAGTGGTGATAATGAGGATTTTTTGTTCTGGTTGCATACGCAAAATAGTTATCGGCTCATAAAGCGCTCCAGCGCCTTCGTGCTTTCGTTCATAGCTTGGGTGTTCTTGGTGAGCTGTTCCAAAACACTGGAGCGAACCTCCTTCTCCACTTCTCTCAATGCCAACTCTCGTTCCTGCATTGCTTCTTCATGGCGTTCGGAGCGCTTGTCGAGAGTGTCTGTGAACTTGATAGTCACGTACACAAGTGAGAGAACGCTGATAACTCCAATGCTGAGATTTGGGAGAATGGTTAGTAGTGTTGGGTCCATACAAAAAAGTATATCAGACTACCCCGCGTCGTAGCTGACGGTGTAGCGGATAATCGTATCTCGTCCGGTCGCTTTCACATATGGTGTGGTGAAGAGCGCCCTGGTGATGAGAGTGGTATCAGCTCGAAGGCCAATCTCTCGGTACGTGCCGTCTGCCAGCTCGCCGTCGGTGATGAAGAACTCAATCTCGATTGATTTGGCAGCGGGTGTGACCTTGGCTGGGATAACACCTGCAAGGGTGAGCGTCTCAAGGGAGGTGTCGGCGGCGGTTACCGCGTTATCGCCGGTTCCTATTTCGAGGGATGTGATTTCGAGAGGTGTGGTGGCTGTTCCAGCGTTGTGCTGGACTAAAAGGTTCCAGTAGGCGTTGAGGATGAGGTTCTCCATCACTGGCGACTGCCAAACCACCTTTCCGTTTTCGAGGGAGAGGATTTGGAAGGTGCCTTTGCCGATGCCGAGTGAGTCCATACTAGGTCTTGATGATGTAATTTATAGCCGTAAATGGTGGCATGTTGTTGTGAGGAGAATCTGATCCGGCCGGTTGTGTTGGAAAGTACACCGCCACAGACGCCTCACCCACAGTGTCTACAGACTGTGTGGCGCCTGCGTTTCCATCATATGTTCGAACATCATGAGTGTGGCTTGGTATCTCGGCATCTGTGAGAGCGTGAGTCTCTTCACCACCCCCCTGTCCCAGTGGGCGCGCGGTATAGGTGACGGTAAAAGTTTGGACTCCTGAACCGTCACTTGAGAGGACTATTCCTGTACCGGCGTTAGCATTTGCAATTGAAGTTGCCAGTTTAAATTGGTTGTAGGCAACGCGTATAAGGTAATACGTCGTGTTGTCTGTGAGTCCTCCAATCGCTCCCGACGTGGTGTCGTATAGCACTGCCTGGCCAGTCTGGAGTTCGTTATGGGCGTGATTGTCGGCTCCAGTGATGGTGATTGTGTCTGTGGAACGACTAGCAAACGTGAAGACTTTCGTTGGTGCTGTTGCTGCGTAGCCGAGTGGGAAACGTCCTTTGAGATTCGGTACGTTGAAAGTGGTTAAACCATCACCGACGCCATAGTTTGTGCTGATGAGAGTAAATAAATCTGCATAGGTAGTGCGAGAAACAGCCGCTCCGTCGCAAAGAAGCCAACCTGTCGGAGCAGAAAGGCCAGCGTAAGGTTGAATGAAGCCTCTAAAATCCGCGAGTGAAATTGTTTCTCCTGGTTGCCATGACATACCAAAAGTATATCACGCAGCCCACGTCGCCAAGTTCCACTCAGCAGTGTCCCAAAGATAAGGACCGGTGGTGAAGGTCGCATCGTCCAGGTCATCCGTCCCCACGCCTCGATCTCGAAACCGGTAGAAGGCGAGAAGGATTTGCATCTCATCCTCTGCGAGTTCCTCCTTCTTCAGCAAGCTCTTCAGCGCCTCTGTGAGCGTCAAGGAAGCCGTCGAAGCCAGCGTGACGGACCAAACGCCATCCAAGGCGCTTCCGTTCGGATACGGGCGGAATCTGACGCTCTGGACCACATAATCAGCGTCCACTCCGTGCATGTCGCTGTTGATGTTGATGAGCTGGCCGGTGCGAAGCCCCACGGTGTATGTGTCGAAGCTGGCGTCGGTCAGTTCGGCAGCAAATGCCTCCAGCTCGGCAATGCCTCGGCTGATGGTCTCGTCCTGGGTGGTGAGGGTTGTCTCCTTCACAAAGTGTTCAAACTCCCCGAACTCAACGATACTCTCGTTGTCAGGAACCTCAGCCACTACCGGCACGAGCGGATAGCCGGTGAGAGCGATGTTGGTGGTGTCCGGTAACGTAGGGGCTGGTGGGATATTCGTCGGGTCGAAGCGGACGTACTTCTCCTGACGGCTCCAGTAGCAGTCAAAGCCGGTCACATCGAGGTACTCCACCCCTACCGTTTGCACTGCACCGTCCACGGTCACGGTTGGCAGTTCGTCGAATTTGAAGTTGGTCGGAAACTCAGTCTTTTCACCGTCGCCAGCATGAAGCGTGGTGCGGGTTGTGTCTGCTGGCTGTTCGGCTCCTTGGATGAATACCTTGTTGCGGAGCTGAGAGAGGTCGGACTTAATGCGCAGACTGGACGGAATATAGTTTCCGCTGTCATCGCTGATATTGAAAGGAGCTGGGTCGCTCTCACGAGAGAAGAAGTAGATGTTTTTATAATAGTCCACATACCACAAATAGCTGGATAGCTTGGCCAGCTTGTCGAGACACTCCGAAAGAGTGAGCCGGTTGAAGGCAATGCTACTTATGTCCACCGGCGCGTTCACACCGGTGACGGTGTACGTCGGGGCATAGGTGGTCGCTAAGTCAGCGATAATCTCCTCAGCCGTGAAGCCGATATAGCGCTCTGTCACGAGCTTGCGGTCGAGCTGGTAGCTAAAATCGACGCACTCCACGTCGAAGTTCACCGTTGGCGGTGCTTCGACACTGGTCTCCAGGGCAAGGATTGAGCCACCAAAAATGCGCTCTCCGTTGAGCGTGATTATGATTTCAGCGTTCAAGAGTGGGGTGAAGCCACCTGGTTGCTTCTCGATGATAAAGCGGGCGGTGTTGCGGGTGCTGTTTCGCTCGTCGCTTATCTCCAGTCCGTTCACCTCAGCGGTGATATCGGTGCCGTTGTGGGTGACGATCAAACTCATAGGCGGAGCTGGGTTCTAAGGTCGCTCATAATCTGGTCTGAGAGGCGCTTGGCAGCGGTTCGGTCATCCATGAAGGTGCCTGAGATGTAGAGGTTGAAGGTCTGGCCACCGCCAGCGCCGCCAGCACTAGCGAGCCGGTTGTTTGGGATGATGGTGCCGTTGGCGCTTGGTTGGAACCACTCAGGACCCTTCTCGCCTACGATGTAGCCCTGTCCTGCGTTCACCGGACCCCCTTCCGCTCGGAAAAGGTCAGTGACGGACTTGAACGCCTTCTTGGTGATGCTGAGACCGGTCTTCACACCTGGGAGCTTGGCCAGTGCTGCAAGAGCGTCTGCCACCTTCTCAATAATTTCGTCCAGTGGACCAAGCATAGCGTCGATAGCGTTGAGAGTTGCAAACTTGATGCCCTCCCAGATTTCAGCCCAAGAGATACCGAACTGCTCCATCACATTGCGAACTGCGAAAACAATGGCACTGATGCCCGCAATTGTTCCGATAATGATGAGGACAACCGGATTAAGAGCAAGTAGTACCAAGCTTAATGCGCCGATAGCAGCAACAAGCCCTGCGACCGCTCCCGCGACTAGTATGATGTTTCTGGTAAGCTCTGGATTTGCCTGAATCCATTGGGACAATCGTTCGATGAATGGTGCGAGGGCATCCACAACGCTGATGAGTACCGGCGAGAGCTGTGTTCCGATTTTAGCTGAGAGGTTTTCGATTTCAGCACCGAGAATGCGTTGCTGGTTCGCGAGACTTTCACTGGTGTTGGCGAAGTCTCCGGTTGTAACCTCCGTCTGAGCCATGATGAGGTCCACACGATAGAGGCGCTTTTCCTGCTCGGTGAGTTCGGTGACGCTGGTCTCGATACCTTGAGAGAGTAGGTAGGTCTGGAGAGTGGCGTCGGTCACGTCCCCTGCATAGCGTCGGATGGCTTCTGTCTCACCACGAAGCGCCTGGTTGATTGCGCCCATTGCGTCGTCCACATCTGTATTGAAAACCGATGCCATATCGGCCGCGCGCTGGGTGAGTTCGATGGTCTTCTCAGCCACCTCGTCCATTGAAAGGCCGGTATCCTTGAGAAGTGCGCCGGTGGTGACAGACATCTGATTGAAGGCTGATGTTGAGAGGCCAACGGCTTTGGCGGAGTTCTCGCCGAACTTTAGAATATCGTCCGCGCCCTCAGCAAATACGACGTTCACCGCATTGATTGATTCCCCTAGATTGGTTGCTGACTTGATAGTCTTGAGCGCTGTGCCTCCAATGACAGCCAAAGAGGCCGTTCCAATGACGGCCATCTTTTCAAAGGTAGGTCTCAGCTCGTCGAGTTTGGACCGGACAGTGCCGGTGGCGTCCGCTACTTTATCTAAATTGACCCTAAGACTAGCAAAAGCACCTTTGGAATTATCAATCGCGTCAATTTTTACTCTTACGTTGGATTCCATGGTTCTTTAATTGTATCACCGCCTTCAAAAAGGTCGGCGGCTGTCGGAAAAACGTCCAGTAGTCCCATCCCATGAAGTAGCAAATTTCTGCTACTCCCATGAGGTCTAGTTCTTCATTTTTTTTTGCTCGGCACAAATAGCCTTGTAGATAGCCTCGCCATCCGCATCGTACATCTTCTGAATGCGGTCAAAGCAGTTTGCTTCGTCGCCGTCGATTGATACCACAGACACTTTGAGTAGTTCGTGCTTCTCAGCAAGCGTCACCTGGGCGGTGTTTGTGAGTTTAAAGTCGGTGCCGTTGTCAGTTTGAATGAACTGCATCGCAGCCGTTTCTACACGTTCACGCTCCGCCACACTAAGCATGGTCTTGTAGCTGACTTTATGATTACCAACCGGGGTGGTGATTTCTTTTGTGAACTCCATACTATGCTGCGTTGTAGTTTGCCTTCTCATTTACGAGAGAGACGCTGATAGCCTTCGCTTCGGTGTCATCGTAGTGCGCCATGAAGTTGATTTCTTCGGTCACAACGTCGTCGAGCGGTCGGGTTTCTGAGGTGGTGAAGGTCACGTTTGGAAGGATGAATGTAAGCTCAGGATTTGAGCCAACGCCGATAGCCTCAGCGGTATTGATGACGCTGATTTGAAGCGCCTTTGAGGTGTTCGCGATAGCGAGGTCTCGGTAGGTATCAGCGGTCTTGTCCATCGTGAACGAGCCGGAAATTGAAAGGAGCTTGGCGATAAAGCCGACTGGTGTGTCTGCTGAGATGCTGAGCTTCTCTCGGGTGCCTCGGTCGATTTCGATAGAGAGGTCAGTCACGTCGATTGCGGTTGCTGCGCCAAGGCCAGCCACGTTGTCCGCGATCTTGAGGGTCACCATCTGGTGAGGGGCGAGATAATCGTTGTCTGAGTAGGCAGCGGTGAAGTCGGTGGTTGTCACTTCGGACAAGCCCTTCACTGACACTGAGCCATTGATGAGGTCATCGACAGGGAAACTGAGAGCGAGCTTGGAGACGATAGCTCCAGCCACTTGCTTGTGGTCGAAGTCGCCACGAGCGAGAGAGAGTGAAAGCGTTGGCTGGGTGATGTCCGTGTTTAGCAAGCCGGTGTGGCGGTAGATGACGGTCTCGCCTGCCTCGGTTGCGCTGTTGAGCGTTCCAAGGAGTGATTTGACGAAGTAGCCGATGGTGCGGAAGCGCAGGTTGAGTGCCATATCGCCCTCCACCTTCTTCATGGTCACCACTTGGCCTTGCGACGCGACGCCGGTGGCCTTGGTTTCCTTGATGTCCACCTTTTCAACGACGGTTTGGATGTTGGCCGGTTCGCGGGTGCGGATATAGTCTTGCGCGGCTGCGAAACTGCCAGGGGTTGCTTCTACCGCCACTCCTACCGCGTATTGTTCACCTCGTACTAATGTCATATGTTACTTGCTATTTTCTTTAATAATCTCCTTTGCTTTCACCAAAGCTTCGCTGAGCGATTTCGCTTCAACGGTCATTCCCAAAGAGGGGATGTGGTACTTCTGCACACGCTCCCCTTCGGGAGCCATGTCCTTCGTTACCCCTTCCGTCCTTGTTTCGATGTTTGCTTTCTTCATACGTGAATTATAGCACTATCGGTCTTTGTGTACCGTGACTTGTACCTGCATAGAAGCCATGCGGAGCGGTGCGCTCTCGGTGCCACCGTACCCCCATGAGGTATCTGATATATATACCCAGCCAGAGGGTAAATCGAGACAGCCTGGGTCTACAAATACGACCTCCTGCAAGTGGCCGATACTATCGGAGATGGCTTTTTCGGCAAGCTCGATGCTGGCTTCGTCGGCGGGGTCAAAGATGTATGCGATGTATAGATTGAATGCGAAGGTGTACTTGTTGCTCTTTGAGCCTGCCCACACGTTCTCATTATCCGCATATTCGAGGATAAAAGCTGGCCAGGTAGCGTCTAAAGCTGGCGATGGGGCGCGATAAAAGCTGGATTGAGTAGTCGATACCGCTTCAATGCGGGTGATGATTGCGGTGCGAATGTCCTCGGGTAGATATGCCATATATTGCTATTTTAGCACCCGCTTGAGAATGTCGCGGGATTCGTCCTTGATAAATGAACGCTGGTTCTTGAGCGCTCGATTGAAGAACGGTGTCTCCTTGCGTTTAATTTTGTTTTTGTAGTACGGCTGTCCGTGGACGTACTTCGAGTACTCAGCGTATGAGTACAGCATTGCGCCTGCTCGACCTCGGTAGTAGTAGATTTGACGGCGAAGGTTTCCAGTGACGGCTGGCGCTAGTTTCCTGGATTCGTTTTCAAGCTTGTACCCCACACGGTCACGGAAAATATCGATACTCTTGGCGGTTGCTTGGGGATAACGCTTTAAGAAGCCCTGGAGGACTACTGCATCAACATCTAGCTCTATCCTCATACGCCACGAAGCGTAGCCTCATAATGGCTCTTGGATCGGAAGGTGTGGCGAAGAGAGCCAGAGCATTCGTACTTGTTGCCGTCTTGGTCTTCTATACGGTCACCGATACGGACCTCAGATGTGGAAAACAGCCGATAGGCTTTCTGTGTTCGCCCCATCGCATCGCTGGAGAAACTGTCATCGATAGGCTGGATGTGCGCCGAAATATCCCCTACCTGAGCATAGGTGGTCATGTTTCCTGTCACGGTCTTGCGTGAGATGGTCACTGTATCTCTGAGGTGGTCGGCAAGCATGGTTAGAAGGTTATGCGTCGGTAGCTATCAATAATATCCATAGCGAGCTTGTAGTCGTTGCGCTCTTTGCTGTCGCGGTAGGTCACCTGGTACTCGCCCACCTTCTCAGACTGCACGCCCTCGGTCTGGTTGTTCACCTGGTTGACGATGCCCGCCACGAGCACGGTGCACGCCCACGTTATCTTCTCTGGAAGAGTGGCAGCTAGACAGTGCATCCCGGTCACTGAGACATTGGCAAAATCCTCAGTGAAGACGCCCGATTTCAGCAGCAAAGTGGTTTTGATGTCGTTGTTGTACGGTCCTTTAAGAAGGATCGTCTCGCTCGGTGCAACGGTGTCTACTAGAACCTCAGTGATGGTATGGACCGGGTTGATGCAGAGAGAACTTTGGCCGTTGCCGTCATAGAGGCGAGTGGTTTCGTCTTCCACGAAGATGGGGTAGCCAGCTCGGCTATCTATGAACTCGCTCATGGCCTCGATGTACGCAGTCAGTTGCGTGTCGAAAGAGGTGTCTATGTTGGTGAGAAGGTAGTTCTGGACCGCTGTTTTGGTCGTATACTGAGACATAAGAAGATTATAACACTAGGGGCGGGGTGCTCGCTGGCCGATTGGATCGCGCCCGGTGAAGATACCGCTTCTGCGAGACATCTGACTGGTGCCTGGTGAGAAAGGGTCCCTGATCGGCGGGGCACCAACGATGAACTCAACCGGGATGCCGGAGAGCACAAACGCCCCCGTTCCAGCCACCATCGAATAGCCTCGTGTAATGAGCGCCGGGGAGCTTGTGAGCTCATAAGCCGACGGTTGCGCCGAGATGGCGAAACGCTTGGCGAGCCCTGCGTTACTGCCGGTGAGCTGATAGGTCGCTGGAGCGCCTAGGATTGCCAAGGAGCGCAAGAACTGAGCGTCGTTGGTGTCGAGCTCAAAGTCCGCGGTTTCGGCCTCTAGGGCGCGGTTGTAGGCCGTCACAGCGTCATTGCTGGTAACAGTGAAGGTCGCTGGAGCGCATGGCATCACGTAGTGGCGAAGGAGCTGGGCGTCGTTGCCGGTCACCGTGAATACACCGGTTGAAGCGCCAAGGTTGCTCCCGACAGGGAAGAACGCTGCATAGCCTGTGAGCGCGTAGGTCGCTGGTTCTGCTAAGATGACGGAATGTTTGAGGATTGAGGTGTCAGTAGGGGAGATGCCGAAGCTGGCCGTCTCTGCGCGAAGCGAGAGCTGGCGAGTGAAGGTCGCGTTGTTCCCTGTGAGCGTGAAGGAAGCGGTGCTTGCGGCCATGCGGGTATGTTTCGCTAGGACCGCGTTGTTCCCTGTTAGTGCATAGCTGGCGACTGCTGCCACCATCTTCCTGTTGTAGTAGAGCCCGGTTGCGTAGCCAGTGAGCGTGTAGGTTTGGGTAGTAGCGTCCAAAGGAGCGGGGCCAGAGCCGCCGGTGACTGAATCAACGAGTATGGTGTCGATAGCATGATGGGTAAACGTTCCAGTACCATCGCTGCCATTAAACTCTAGACTAAATCCGTGATAGTCCCCGGCTCCGTTAGTCCAAGTTCTAGCAGTCCATGTAACATTATGAGTTGTCCCAGCTTGGTCAAATAAACAGCTCCCGCTCCCGTCAGCATTGAGTGTGAAAGAAACACTGAGGCCTACGCTGGCATCAATATCGAAGTTTGCGTTGGCTATTGTAACTACCGCCGTCGTGCCATCATATATGATAAGCCGTGTTGTTGTATCATTTCGGTCTGAGCGCTCTATATAGATGCCGATGCCGTTATTTCTAAAATTCGTCGAGGATGAGATGTTCGATGAACCAATGACTAAATAGTTCAAGTGACGATTGCCAGTCTCGGCGGCTGGCTGATACCGGTTGAGGAAGAATGACGCGGTTCCACGTTTATTAAATCCTGGACCGCTCTTGTAAGCCCACGCAAGAGCGTCACCCGTCATCGCGGCGCGGTTGCCTTGGATAGTGAGCGTAGCCGGTGATGCTACCCAGCTATTGAAGCCGTTGATTTGGGTGCTGTTGGTACCAGTGAAAGCCTCGTTTATAAGGGATGCCATAACTCGATTATAGCAAAACCCCCAGCACCTAGCCGGGAGTTCGTCGTATAGATGCTATGCGAGGGTAACGAAGCCGTTAGTGTCGTCAAAGTTGATAGTGATGCTCTCGCCGTCAGCTAATGTGATGCTTGAGCCATAGTCGTAGTACCCAATGAGCTTGTCGCCGGTCGAGGTGTCGTTGAAAATATACACATATCGGAACGGACCGATTGCTCCACCTGTCGCTGTGATAGTGAGGTCTGTGAGGGTGAGCTTGTACGTGCCACCAGTCTGAGCGCCGGATACGGTCGTGATGTTTCGAGATGATGCGTAGGTGTATGCCACCTGCGTCACGTTTGCGAGGATGCAGTTCGCGGTTGCGCCGTTTGGCGGGGTGCTCTCTGAGCCTGGTGCCGTGTTCGAAAGTGCTACGGCGAGCTGGTCGGATCCAAGGTTATGCTCTTTTTCTGCTAGGTGTTCGATGAAGCCCGGAAGCTTGTTAAATGCTGCGATAAGCCAATTGTCTTATTGTTTATAATCCAAGCTCAGAGGCTTGATGGGAGAGCCGACCGAAGTCCGCTCCCCTGCAAGCCTATTCGGCCTTCTTCTCCTTCTTTGGTGCCTTCGCTTCTTCTGGCTTAAGCACCTGCTTCAATCCGAAACTATTGAGGAATACCACTGCGATTGTTTCGAGAGCGGCGACCTCCTTCTTGTATACCCAAGCGGAGATGCCGTAGCGTGAGCCTTTAATCTCGACAATCTTAGCGAACTTTCCCTGGTAGTTTTCAATGATGTCTCCAGGTTTCATACGACTATGCTGCTACTAGAGCTGCTTTTACGTCTGAGATGTCGCCGGTCATGAACGCTGCGCTGTCGTTGTTCTTCACGTAAGCAGCGAGGTAACGTTGCATACGGATAGCGACGATGCCCTTAGCGAAGTCCGTTCCGTCAGAGTTTGAGAAGTCCACTTCAACACCGCCGTTTGGTCGGACATTGAGGTATCGGAAGTCTCCAATGAGGAAGGTTCCAGCAGTGATACCGGTGTTCTCGATAACACGAGCGCCCTTGATGAGCTGACCGTTCGCTGAGTAGAAAGATGGGAGGATGTAGTCTCCAGTCTCGTTCTTAGTGAGGTCAAGCTCTTCTGCATCTGTCGGGTTGAGGACGACGTAGTTTGGTACGTACTTGCCCTTTCCTGCGGTCATAATCTTCGTCACCGCAATACGGAGAACGTCGAAGAGGTTGGCACCGGCAACTCGTTGAGTACCGATAGCAGTAGCGTCAAGCACTTCCGCTACACCAAGCACACCTTGGAGGTTTGGAGCTGTGCCGTTTCCACTGATGAGCTGATTGTCCACAACGAGGTTGAGGTCTACAGCAAGCATGTCGCGGAGTACCGCCACAAGTTCTGGACCGTATTTCAAAAGCTCGTTTGAGTGCTTTGAGATACCTGCAATCTTTTGAACTGCGACGCTCACAACACCGAATGTACGGTCTACCTCTCCGATAGTTGCTGCTTCTGCGGTTGTTGCTGGTGCGCCACTTGTACTAAGAACCTCTGTGTACTTCACAGAGTCAGAGCTTGTAGGAACTACATTCGCGATTTGCTCGATGAATGTGGTTCGTACTGCTGGACGGCTGATTTCAGCGTCCTTGTCTGGTTCAATAACGACGCCAGTGAGGTCGGTTCGGTCAGTACCTTTCGCAAGGTACGCGAGTTCTGAGACATCCTTAAATGAGAATGAGACAGTACCCTTTGTACGTGCGAGCGCAGCAGCGTCCTTAAGCACTTGTTCAGCGTCGAATGAGGCTGTCTTTTGTGCTGGAAGTGCTACTTCTGATGTCTTACCTTCAAACTTCTTGGTAAGAGCATCCACAAGACCTTCTGCGGCCTTTGTAGCGTGTTCAACAGCGCCATCGACGGCAGTCTTTGAAGCTGCAACAGCATCTCCAACAGCCTTACCAATCATCTTCGATACTTCGTTAGTACCGTCCACAACGTCCACCGCTTCGGTGTCGTCTGCTGCTACTTCTTCTGGTTGCCCATCCTTAAGGACAAGCGCCCCTTTCTCGTCACAGTAGAACTTTGTACTACCGACGAGCTTGTAAAACTTTGGCATTAAAATTGATGCTAATTTTGTAATAAAGCGCCCATTGCAGGGGTAGAGTGGTATCGCTTACTTTTGGGAGAGACGGATGGCTTTGTTGATGAGGTTGATAGCATTGCGCTGTCTGATACCTTCGATGTTGTCGATAGGGCCAAGGTTGTCCTCAATGGCCTTTTTGGCGTCGATGAGGGTGTCCTTTACATCTACGTCCTTTACGAGAGCGCGCCGGTTTGCGCCGATACCCACGAGAGAACACTCCATGAGTTCACAGCTCTTAAGAACAAAGGCGTCACGGCCTTCATCGTATTCAACGACATGAGGGATGAAGCCAACTGAGACCATGTTGAGGTCGCCACGGACCACATGCTTCCATGCCCGCATGATGTCTTCATGAAGCTCAACGGCAAACTCAGCCTCGCCAACGAGCATCTTCTCGCCTGGCATCTCTGGGTCTGGTTCAAGCCATACACGGAGCCATTTGCCGAGTGGGAAGTCGTTGGACCGGTGACCCCAAAAGAGCGGGGCATTCTTTTCAAAGTGGGTGAGAATCCAGCTATCCTGGTCCACGATATCGCCATGCCGGTCGATGGTGGCTGTAGACATAACAAAGGTGGCGGTGAACTTTTCCTCGTCGATTGAAATGGCCTTGGTACTAAGGTCCAGGTCAATACGCTTTCCAATCATCTCCGCTGCTTTTTGCTGGTACTGCTCTTTCATAGGTTGATTATATCACGAGGCTAAAAATGTCCTTTAAACGGTCGGGAGTAAGATACAGCGACAATTGACCGAATGCTCCGCTGGGTAGCTTTCACCACTCGGGAACGTCCCGCCCTTAGCCACAATCTTGCCGTTGTTTTCGACGTGTTCTGGTCGCACCTTGTCGTCTCCGACAGTCAGCCACTCCTTGCCTGTCACCACACTCGATTGAGCGTATGCGTCGTTGGTAGATTTTGAGAGTACGAAGTTGGTCTCGGTCTGCGCGATGGTCTTTGCACGGTTCTTGCTGATGTTGTCGAAGGTATCGCGGATGTTCTTGGCAATCTTATCGACGCCATACCCCTCCTTCACACCCTCGATAATCTGCGATTTGAGAACCTCAAACGTGGTGTCCACGATGGAAGCGGTGAAGAACTCAACACGCCCTTCGATGGCAGCGAGTAGGACCGCATCGGCGAAGAAGTGTTCTGCGCTGGCCTTGCGGAAGAGTGCGTCCAGGGCCTCTTGGCCGTTCTCGTTGTAGAGCTTGACCATGATAGGGGTGAAGAAGTCTTTGGCGGTCTTCTTCTCGGCCTGCTTGTCCATAAAGCCGTCCACTGTGAGGTCGCTCTCAAGGACACGCTTCATCATGCCCTCATGAAAGACATCGATGTCCTTTTTGACCTTTTCAGCCTTACGGTCAGCACGGTCATTGACCGCCTTGGCGTAGAGTAGTTTGCTCTTCTGGTCTGGGAAGATGCTGTTGAGCTGGCGCTTTGGCTGGCTATTGAGGATGACCAAGGCCATGGCCTCTGTGGCTTCAAGCTTCTTGGCCAGGAGCGGACGCTTACGAATGAACCGCTTGGCTGTCTCAGTGAGCGCCTGGGTGGCTTGTGGGGACGCTGAGAGGGTGTCTCCGCCGTCTAGTGCGTCGTAGTTGTACATGGCGCGGGCTTCGTTGGCGGTGATGATGCCAGCGGTTTTTAGCTCTCTGGTCTCCTTGAGAAGCATTTCACGGTCCACCGGCGCTGGGTCGGTGAAGTCGAAGAAGACGCTATCGTCCACGGCAGGGACAAGCTTGGTGTTGATGACATCGAGGAAGGCTTCAAAGACAGGTGTCACAGCTTCCTGGAGGAATACGCGGTAGGCTTCCTTGGCATTGGCAAGGTTCACGTCGTCGCTGGTCACCATCGCCTTCGGGATACGCAGAGCGGCGAGGATGTCATCGCGTAGGAAGTGCTGGCTGGCGATGAAGTCCATCTCTTTAGGGGTTTTGTTGAGTTCCTGGACCGATTTGACGTTGCGACCGAAGATCCCCACGCTTCCGGCGTTCTTGCCACCAAAGACAGCCTTCCATCGGGCGCGGAAGTCAGCGGCCTTCTCTTCGTCCACGTCAGCATCGGCAAAGACAGCGAAGTCCGGTCGCCCTTGGTTTTTGAAGAAGCTCGCCTGGTAGGCAGTGGCCTCAATCTCAGTGAGGATGCGGGAGCGAGCGGGACGTACAACGCCAACACCTCGAAGCGGGTTCGTCGGGTCTGTGTTGCGGATATGAAGCACGTTCTCGGGCTTGAAACGCTGGACCGTGCGGAAGCGGTAGTCATAGCCGACAATCGTCTTACCGTCGTTTGAGAGCGCCACCTCAACATAATCGGGGCGAAGCACCATCATCTGCACTATCTTCGTGCCATTACGCTCCAGGAGCCAAAAACAGTCGCCTGAGAGCAGGTAGTGGGAGACTGATAGCTCCCAAAACTCACGAGCTGATTGGAAGCTGTTGGGGTTGTTGAGTACGTCAAGGAGTGGGTGGTCAAATACCTCAGCCACATCCCCTTTCTTGTTCTTGATTTTGTACAGCTCAAGCGGGATGCCAGCCACCCGCTTCATAATCATCGAAACGCCTATGTAGAGGTATAGGCTGTCCTTGTATGAGTTGAGGTTGTTGGAATCGGTGAGGTGTTCAAAGCCACTGAGACCGTCGATACGGTGAATGCCGATAGATTTGGTTTGGAAAAGTCCTTTGAGGGGGTTTCGCATATACCGAAATTATACACTAGGCGAATAGCAAGCCTGGCTTCTTCACGCCGATACCATAGCGGATGGCGTCGAGTGCGTGGTTGTCGTAATCCTGCGGGTTGTTGGTCACCTTACCGTTACGGTCACGTATCCAGAGGTAGTTTCGTTGCTCCTTGAGCGTAGCGACGGAGCGGGTAGTGATTGAGCATTTCTGGTCCTGCACATAGGCAATACCTTGGTTCACGCTCCCTGGTCCCTTGGTGGCCGGTAGCACGTTCACGCCGTAGCTCTTTAGCTCGTCGATAGATTTCGGTTCTGAGCTGTCCGCAATCACCAAAGCGTTTGGGTATGTTGCGAGAGCATCGGCTATCGCCTTGTTACTCATGCCCTTCCGGTACAGTATCTCATCGAAGATATACCCGCCGTTGTAGTCGTAGATGGCAATGGCTGCGGTGGGGTCGTTGGTGTAGCCGAAGTCGAGGCCGATAGCCTTGAGACGGGCCTCATGGGGTATCTCATCGACTGTCTGCCAGCCTGTGTAGATACGGCCTTCAATCTCGCCAAGCTGACCGAGACCGTACACCTTCCACCACTCGGGACGGTTCTTGCGCTGTTCGATTGAGGCGACGGTGCGGGCATCTAGGGCTTCGTTGTCGAGGTAGGTGACCGTGATATGGTCCACGTCATCGCGCTTACCCAGTACGTCGGTATAGAACCAAAACTCAGCCGATGGGTTCCAGTCGAGCCACACGCTGTCGTAGGTACGCACCTCAAGCTGTTCAAAGGCGTCAAAATGGACGTTGTTGCACTCGTTGAGATAAAGCCGTTCACGTCGTGCGCCACGAAGCTTGTCCGGTTGGTCTGCCGAGAAGAACTCAATCTGAGAGCCTGTCTCGAAGGTATAGATGAAGTCGGAACGGTTCCAACGGGCATCGTCGTAATACCCATGCTCCTTGAGGATATTGAGAAAGTCTCGGATAGCGCCACGCTTGAGGTGAGGGAGGCTTTCGGAAACGACTGAAGTGAGGGTTGGTTTTGTGTCTGATTGTGCCAGGCCAATAAGCACGAGCAAGATGCTGATTGTTTTAGAAGCTGAGGTGCCGCCTTGGACTGCCTTAATGCGCTTGCGTAGCTCCTTAATCTTTCGTGTCGATGTCGTTTCTAGGTACATTGATGATTGGTTGCGGGAGTGGCTTATCGTCGGTGGTCACATCAGTTTTCTCCTTCATGCCGTGGTTGGCAGAGAGAGTGAGCTTGGTGATGAGTGGATTGTACTGGCCGGAGATGCCCCCACGGATGAGCATAATCTTTTGCTTCTGCTCTAATCGCTCTAATGCGACGGAAAAATCTGGGTGTTGCTTGGCCCATTCGGTGAGTGTGTCGCGGTGAACGCCTAGTTTAAATGCCAGCTCTTCCTTCATCGGGAGATTGGCAAATACGATTCGTTCATAGGTGTCTGAGTTCATCCCCTGCGTCTTGTGAAAGAGTTTCACCTTGTCCACGCACGCGTCCACGTAGTCGTTTGTGGCCTTGAGGATTGCGGGGGAGTATTTTGTAGGACGGCCCTTGGGAGCTTTCGGTTTTGCTTTAGCTTTCGCCATATATTAAAATTGTACCATTAATTTCACCACAGTTGCTTCTTCTCGTCACCCCGCATTACAACAAAGGGGACGTGCTTGTGCGCGCGGGCGAAGGGAAGCGCACGCTTCATGAGTTCGGCGCGATGCTCAGGGGCAAGGTCTTGGTAGGGAACGTCGCTGAGGTAGTGCCTCTGGCGGATGCCTATCTCGTGCCACTGTTTGCATATGTACGTCGCTCGGTCATCGCTCCGCATGGGCTGTTGTAGCTATTGATAATGTCGGGAACTGCCATGCGCTTATTATACGCCGGTATGTGGCGGTATGTTGGTTGGTTGTGTGGGGATAGTTGGTTGTGCGCCCTCTCTTGTATAATTGATTATACAAGTAAAGTACGGCTATAAATAAGCTTATCTCGGATAGATTCTAGCACTCCCCCACTAGCGGTTGTGTCACTCATTTTCATTTTGACCGCTTCTCAGAAGCGAAGGGAGACATCCAGCAACGGGGAAGGGAGCCTCGCCTTGCCGAGATTTCTCCGGACAGAGTCAGGTGATGTGCTTCCAGCTTTTTCTTTGCACAATCGAGTGAATGCAATTTCTGGAAACATTGTAGTCTCTAGCAATTGCTGCACACGCAACCTTACCAGATGAGTATCTCTCTCTTATTTCTCGGACAACTTTTTCAGTCAGTTTCGAGTTGTGCTGTGCTTCGCCATGATGGAGCGGAGGATGTTTGCCATTTCCCTTTGAGAAGGCATGTTGCATGTTCTGATGATGGGTAACCCACTCAAGATTTTCTACCGCATTATTTGATGTGTTGCTATCAATGTGATTGACCTCATCAGTGTGGGACAGCTTAGGTATGAATGCTTGCGCCACCATCCTGTGTACCCACGTCGTCGTACCACGCTTATTTTTATGTAGAACGACTGCTTGGTACCCTAGCCAGCAAGACGAGGGTTTCAATAAAATACCGTTCGGATTTTTTACAAAGGACCTTACTCGCCCAAGATTGCTGACTTGGTATAGTCCTTCGTGTCCGACCACCCACTTCCATTCTTCTTTTTCCATATTCAGTTGGAATTACCGCTCTACCCCACCTGCGCTAGTGACACTCAGGCAGGGTACAACGCACTAGCTTTTAAACCTCATTTGAGGTGAGCTTATTATAACAAAAAAATCCCCGCCTGGTGTGGCGGGGATAGGATTACACCAGCTGGAGTTGTCTGGTGTCTCGGATGGTACAAAAGCCATCGATGACATCGTACAGCGGTTTGGTCAGGCTCGGGTTCTCCATCACCTTGCCCCGAAGAGCGAACGTGGTGGCGTTGAAGAGCCGGTACGCAGTCTCCCCACCCCAATCATGCGGTGGATGTTCGTATGCCTCCAGAACGTCTGCGATGCGGGTCAGGTTGATGACCCCGCGCCGGTAGAGCGTCATGATGGCATGGTCTACCTGAGCTGCGCCGAGCCGTGTGCCTTGGAAGGCTTCAAAGACATTCGCCTGGTGCAGACGTTGGTCGCGAAGCGGTTCCACCACCTGCGCCACCAGTGATGGCAGTGCGTGCTTGGCATTTTTGGTGTGCTTCCGCTTGATGACGTGTTCGCCGTTGAAGGCGAGGTTGTCGCAGACGAACACCCTGGAGCCGAACGAGATGCCGATGGGGAACTTCTTGTCATGCGAGTTCCTGAGACCGACCGTATCGGTGTAATCGCCATATTCGCTGCGGAGCGACAGAACGCCGAAGAAACGTGCGCCGTCCGGTGTCACCCCATAGTCTTCCTGGACAACCTCGTGGCCGAAGAAGCCCAGGCTGTATTTCACCATCTCGACCACTGAGTGATGCGGGATAGGGACGTGGGTTTCGGTAGCCTCGGGAACGATGAGGGAGCGGAGACCATCATAGTCGATGACCTCAGCGCCCGCGTGTAGCATTAGACTCATGACAGTACTCCTTTCAAAGAGCTGGTTGGTACTGTCGGTAGTATAGCACTCAAAAAGAAACCCCCGCTTTCGCGGGGGCCTCAGTTTGACTAAAAGAGCATCGATAGTATACTGTCTGGAACCAATCCCTTCCGTATCATCTCGGTAAATAGCTCATCACCTCGCTCACAGCCAAAGTCGATGAAATCTATCAATCCGCGGTCTTCCGGTTGGGACCTGAATTGCCGCAATCGATAATCTACTATGTACCCTTTGTAGGTCGGTAACTTACCAGCCACAAACTGTGGAGGTTTCTGGCATTCGCTGCACATAAGCCCCGTGTCTATGAAACAAGTTTGGCCACTTCTTTCGCAAGGTCAGAGAAGAGGTTTTGCGCCTCAACCCCACGTCCGAAAAGCTTGAGCGTGTAAGTTCGTGTGAGTTGGGCTAATTTAGCCTTTGTCGCATTCACCTTATCGTCAAACTCAACGAGTTCCTTCGGCATAGTACCGTAGGTCCTTATTACCACACTTGCATCATTGTAGTTGGCTTGCCAGCCCAACTCTCCCATCTTCTTCTCAGCCTTCCGCGCTGCCTCTTTACCGTCCTGATAGAGCTTTAATAGCTCCTGGACTTCCTTTGATGGCTTCGCTTCAAGTCGATTAATAAGTGCGAGTCGCTGGGTGTTTACATTCTTTGCAAACGCCTGGGTAGCCGTCTCGATGTCCTCCAAAAGTAGTGCTTCAAGCTTGCGCTTGTCCAACATACTAAGAACACCGCTATTGTCTTCTGGGTTTTTCATACTTCTATTTTGGTTAGTTATTTAATGTGCTGGGGCTTGATCCAGCAACACCTGGATAGCAATTCTTGGGGCGCTGTCACCGGTTGGTATGTGGTGGGATGTGCTGAGTGAGTAGCAATGCGGTGCTATGGAGCGACGCAAAATATTTTCAGACAAAAAAAGACCCCGCGTTGGCGGGGTCTTTCTGCTTCTGGGGGTGCTGGTCTTAAAGGCCGAACCAGCTCTTCGCTTCTTTGCGGGCGCTGCGACCGAGGCTTTTCAGCTCCTTGGCCACGCCCCTTCCTACGTCCCTGGCGTCCTTGCCGAGAGTGTTGCGCTTGTGGTTCGGGCGACTGCCCACTGGATTGCGAGGATAGTACGACATGTTCACGTCTCCTTAGTTGCGAGACGACCTACAAAGCTGAATTGAAAGAGGATGTCACCGGTTGGCATTCTGCACCATGATGAAAGCGGAGTAGGAATGAGGAGCTATGAGAGATGAAAAATTATTTTGATGAGGTGGTATGAGGAGACAGAAAAAGCCCCCCACGAATGAGGGGCTTAGAGTTACTCGTGCCACTGAGAGGGAAGTCGGCAATCGGTCACCCCGATATAGCCGAGTAGTTTCCCCTTGCTACTCCTGACTGGAATTGCTATTTGCCCACGCATAACACCACGCGGGGCATACCCGATACCATGAGTGGAAGCGAAGTCAGGGTCGAAGCCGACTGCGATCACCGCTTCATGGTTTGGCACTAGGTAGTCCAACGGCTTGAAACCCTCACTGGGTTCAGCCGTTGCCTCCTTCTTTGCGCTACTTTCGCGCACTTCGCCACCTTTGACGGCGGTCTTCTTCTCTGGCTCTGTGTCCCCTTGTAGCCACGCTGCGGCGTCCTTGGGGGACAATCCTTTGACGTGCGACACCAGGGCGATGCAATCACCACCCTTGTTGATGCCGAAGCTGTAGAACGCTTGCTTGTCGGGTGTGATGACAAGCGCGCGGTCTCCACCTTTCCCGCTCGGGCAAGGGCCACGAAGCTGGTTGCCGTGCTTCTTAAGCACTAGCCCTAGCTTCTCCGCGACCTGTTCGATTGGGTTGGCATCTTTGATGGTTTGGAAGTCTAAGTAGCCGGGCATCACAGCCTCCTTTCAATGTACTAGGCTGTGTTCATTGTACCACTGGTTACCGGTTCACATTGAAGAAGGCCTGTGCAAACTTCTGCGAGCATAGAGACCGAAATTCCATATCACTTTGGGGTTCTGGCAAGCACTGGAACTCAGGTATTTTGTGATAGTGAGACTTGTGCATAAAGGCGAGTGACGGCTTACCTCTTCCTGGTCGTTGATAGAGACCTTCTAGTTTAGGCACGTCATCCCAATCTTGGTACACGCGGTTTGGTATGTTGAACTTGCCCCACAGGGCGGTGCGTTTAGTCCAAGGTGAGCCATACCACCATGGCTCGTATTGATAGCTAGGCGTCCCCATATAATCTGCAAGAACCCCTTTGGCGGGATTTTCAAACACCCAAAACTTCAAAGGTGCGATGTTCTCAGCTTCCTGGATTATACGGCGACACTCATTTACCAGGTACATGCCTTTGGCTGGGTCGCGGGCCTTACCGCTACTTCTTGCTGTACTGAACTCTGTGCATACTGGATTGGCAAAAATACCGTGAATAGGTCTGTCTGGGGTGTAGTTCTCTACCCCTATTTCACTACCCACCAAGATGACGTTATAGCCTGCTTCTTTGTATGGTCTGGAATCCGAACCTGTGTCTGCGCACAAGTGCAATATTGTCTTCATGACTTGTCCTCATTTTACTACGAGGACAGTCATTTTTCACATAGACAGGTGTGTGTAACCGTTTGCTATTGATTGCTATGAGCAAGCATGAGCGCCATGCGGCTGCATGTGTAGTCAGACTTTATTTTTGAGGGTTGGAATGTGGTAGTATGTTGATGGACAGAAAGGAGGTCCACCATGGCAAAGAAACCAGACTATGATGTGTTCGTCTCCGAAAAGAACGGAGAGAAGAACTACTACACCAAGGTCGGCGCAGGATGGAACGTGGCCAGCGATGGCATTTCCATTAAGCTTCGGCCCAACATCGCCATTTCCGGCGAATGCGTTCTCTTCCCGCCCAAGGAAGACGAGCAATAACCAAAGACCCCTCAGCTT